AATGACTCTTGATACTGCCTCGATGATTTGTCACCAGCTTCCAGCGCTGCGATTTGCCGCTGGATGCTGCCAACCATGTTCTTTGTTGCGGCTTCAACTTTTTGTGCTGATCCGGCCATTCCGTCGCCAATTGCGCCCGTACCCTTGCCAGCTTCACGCGCGGCCCCGCCTAGCTCGCTGATTTTGCGTTTGGCTTTTTCAGTTCCGGTGACAACGCCATCGACATTCATCCCAACGCTGATTTGTGTATCGGTCATGAGTCTTTTTTGTTGATGATGGACAGCGCTTCGGATTCGATGGTTCGGATGTCGTCAAACATCCATTCATGCTCTTGGTCGGAGAGCTTCAGGCGGTCTAGGCGCGGATACAGTGCACAGTAATCAAGACCTGTTGGGCCTGACATTCCTGTTCGCCATTGGGTTTGCAGAGTTTTGAACAGAGCAATGGCTGGCATATTTTCCGGCCACACCTCAAAGTCATCTGTTTCGTAATCGGCTGGCGTGAAGCCGGTTCCTTGAAGCTCTTTTTCAGTTGGGATGCGTGCGTAAAAAGCCCGCACCCCCTCCTTCAGTTTCCCAAGCGCCCTTCAGTGCAGGCAGCGCTGTATGCTTGCGTCATGGCTGCGGCTGCGGCTGGTGCTTGATCGTGCAATGCGGCGAGTGTTTTGCCGTTGATTGGCTCGTCCAAATCCCACGCTTCGATGATTTGCGACAAGTGAGAAACCGTCTTTTCACCGCCCTTGGCAAACAGCGCTTCAAAGTCGATCTTTTCGGCTTCGGGCTTGACTTCGCCAGCTTCGACAAACAAGCTATTCAAGAACTGAGCGAACTGCGAGCGCGTTTTGTACTTGAAGGTGACGAGTAATTGATCATCCTGACCGTCAGGAAGAACGAACTTCACATTGAACGGCTTGAAGGTAGCGGGAGTTTTCCCCAAAACTAATTTGGCCATGATTTGCTTTCTGTTGTTTTAAAAAGGCCCGGAATCTGGAGCGACCAGCGGGCATGAAAAAGCCCGCACTAGGCGGGCTGTGTTTGCTTAGGCTGCGTAGCGAACTGCGCGGTTGTTGCCGGAGAATTGCGCTTTCACCTTGTTGATCTGGCCGTCGGTGAACGAAATCGCTTCATTCAAGGCCACAGTGCAAGGCACCAAAATGATGGAACCGGAGCGCGTGACGATCTTCAGAATGGTGTCGGTCTGCACATTGGTCAGATTCACCAAAGCGGTGTATCCAGCCGTGCCAATTGAGTCGGCATCCATTTCCAGCGAGTAACTTGTAGCGCTGAAGCCGTCATTGATCTGGTAAGCAATTTCAGACTCAATGAACTTGTATTCAACGGTTTTCGGTTCGCCGCCAGAGCTTGACGGATTCATGACGGTGGTGATTTGCGTGAATGCAGTCACTTTGCTGACGGTGCCAACGCCAGTGCCAGCCGGAAAGTAGGTCGTTTGTGATGTGTCTGCTCCCTCCAACACAAACGTGTCGGTCAGAACTGTTTTAATGCGGAAAGCGCGTTTGTGCAAACGCCCCCAGCCGGACGTGACAAGCACAAAATCACCGACCGAGTAGCCGTGGGCGGCGCAAGTAACAACTGCTTCAGATGCGTTGGTGACGATGGTGGTGGTTTTTGCGGCTGCGATGGTGGAGGCTACGTAAAACGTGCTGCCGGTAGGTACTTGTGCCATGATGGTTTTCCTTTATTGGGACGAAAAAAAACCGCATTGCTGCGGCTGGTTGCGCCCGATGTGGGCTCAAACGAAAAAGCCCGCACTAGGCGGCTCTGTCGGTTGTTGGGGTGCGTTATCTGGGTGAGAAAACGCTGAAATTCTGGGTTGACGAATAGATCAAAACGTCACTGGCGTAGTCGCTGATCGGCGCGTGAATCGCCGTGCTTTGAAACGCTGTAGCAGCGGCCATGGCGCTCTCAACTTGCAAAGCAATAGCGGCACATTGGCTGCGCGTGTCGGCATAGACGCCAATCTCAAACCGCCCATGCTTTTTGTCGGGCAGCGTGCCATCCAAGAACGACAACGCTTCACCGCCTGTTTGCTCAAACGTAATGAACGGACGTGCCGTGCCAAGTGGCGCGAAGTCAGGAAAGCAGCGATCACCGACAAGGCTTTTCAGCACTGTGTAGATTTGCGTTTCGACGGTCATGCTTCCATCACCTGTTTGAATTTGGCGGTCATCGCATCAATGGCTTGCTGCTGCACTGTTTTCTGAGCCTTGCCGATAAAGTCGTTTCCCTTCGCTCCGCGCTTTGTGCCGTATGCAACCATGAAGCCGTATGGCACTTTTCGGTGATTCCACGCAACGTGATATTCAGCTTTTGACTTGTCGCTGTTGCTCTTGGAGTACACCTGATAGATGGCGTTTTTCAATGAACCAGACTCAAACCAGTATTTTTGCCCTGAGCTTTTATAAGACGTTCCAGTGAACCAGTGAGCATGTCCAGATACTGGCGCTGCGTTTTTCACGGCATCGAAATACACCTGAGCCCCGGCTTGCGCTGCTGGCCTGATGGCCTGCTCTGCTTTGGCTTTGATGGAGTCGAGTGCGCCATCGAAGCCGGACATGTTTACGTCAAACGTCAGCATTGATGACAGTCGCAACTAGGTCAACGTACGATTTCTTGCCATCAGGCAAAACCGCATCTATCTCAAACACTTCATTTCCGTAGACGATGCGCTGGCCTGCGCTAAACGTGCCATGACGCACTCGGATTGATGCCTTGCTTGTGCTGGTATCTGCGCCAGCTTTGATCGCGCTCAAGCCGTTTAAATAACGAATGTCCGCCCACAGAAAAGCGACTATTTCCCACGATGTTGACGGTTGCCCGATTTCATCGACCGTATCAACTCTTGATTGCAGGTCAATCCGATGACGCATCTGTCCCGCACTCATGAAAACACCCGGTAACGATCAATCAAACCATCGACAAACTTTAGGCTTGCTGATTGCTTTGACGCTTCGCTTTCGCGGTTTTCGTACATAGCCCCAACAACTAGCTTGATCCAGGCTTTGATAGGCTCAGGTACTGCAGCGGCGTTGGCGTAACCTGCCACGTACTGCACTGCCACTGCGTTGATCTGATCCCGCGTAACCGGCCATCCGGTTGAGTAGGCTGGGACGATGTAGGCAAAGCCAAAGTCATCAGCGGCGTCCAGCGCGTAGGCGTTGCTTGCCAGGGTTTGCTGCACGCCTGCGGCATCAAAATACTTGATGCTGGTGACGCTGATTGCAGGCACGCGTGTCAACTCCAGCGCATTGGGAAAAGCGTCAAGCGTCAGTTCCCACGTCTGCGGCATGATGGCGCGACCGGTGATCTGTTCTGCTGTCTCTGTGGCGCTGGTGATCATGGCCGTTATCAGCGTGTCTTCATCGCTTGAGTCAACGCGCAGATGTGCCTTGGCCTCAGAGAGACTTACCGCCAGGGCAGATGCTGCAGTGATGAGCTTTAGGGACATTTTTAGACGTTAAAAAAGCCACTGAAAAGTGGCTTGGTTTTTTGATATCGTGCTGAGATCGTTAGTTTTTCTGGACTAGCAAGGACTCAAAAGCCGTCCTTGACGCTCCAAGCGCCAATAGCCCGACTTTCGTTACCCCCGCCTGCACCATGTTCCTGGACCTATACACAAGCTCTCCGCGCACAAAGACATTGCAATAATGACCTGAAACACAAATTCTCACAATGTCACCATCAGTTAAAGATACTCCGGGAATCGCATTGACGACCACAGACCCACCCGAAATTTGCTGTACGGCTACTCTGCCTGTTGCTGCTGCATATGACCCGATCCTGACATAGTTATTTGCATCTACATACCCAACAATAATCCAAGATTCGGTTCCCCATGTCTTCACTTGAGCGGATAAGGTATATCGCGTTGCCGCTACGTCAATCACTGCTCCGCAAGGCAGGTCTGTAGTATTTGCCGCAGAATTTCCAGAAACTCCGAGAGGATTTCCTGCGTCAATCTGCGACCACGTTTTTCCGTCAAGAGTATTTCCGAGTGATGCAGAATCTGCCCTGGTGAAAAGGTCGAGGCCAAGCAGCGTGTTAGCAGAAAATCCAGATGCGTAAGCCGCAGCAGTTGATCCAATCTTCTCTGCCTCCGACGACTGATCTTTCGGGCAGGCCGCATTACCAAGTCTCTGCACGTATATAACATCAGTATTTTTTCTCGACAACACTACATACGGCTCGATTATTCCGTTGCGCTGGATGGCATAAAACGCCGATCTGTAATACGTCGTAGAGCTATCAAAAAGCGATGTTTTCCACGTTACCCCCGCGTTTAGTGACTCTGCAAAATACAGATGCCCCGGAGCCCCAAGCGTGTCTGTGTCTTGCATGATTCCGATTAC